AAGCGATGCGATACTGTGATACTCCTGCTCCAGGCGCTCAATCCACTGCTCGCGCGACCACGGCGCGACCGTGCGCGGCGCCTTCAGGCTTTTTTCCAGCTGGGCCAGGATCTCATCGCGGGTGAAGTTTTTGATGATGTGCTTGTTGGCCCAGCCAAAACGGAGCGTGGCGGGGTGGCGGAGTACCGTCAGCGAACGATAGGCGTTAAGGGTAATGAGGCCCGGAAGCTGGCGATGCACCCACTCGAAGCGGGCCGCCGGGGCAAGGCCAGACTCCTCGGTGACGATCTTTTCAAACGCGGCTTTTAGCGCGTTGATATGCGCAATCTGCGCTTCCAGCGCCTCGCGCGCCGCGGTCTCCGTTTGCAGACAAATCACGCCGGGCAGGCGAACCGCCGCTTTGCTGCTGCGATGTTCTGACTGCTGTTGGATGAACAGTCGGCGATAGTGCTGCAGCGTCATCTCCAGCGCCGATTTGCCGATGTGCTGCTTCACCTCGATTGTTTCCAGCGGATCGTGTTCTGCGCCTTTTGCCACGTCGGGCAGGCTGAATACCCGCGCGGCCAACAGACGGCAGGACTGCAAATGGTCAGCGAGGCTGAGCAACTCGTGTTCTATTTCCCGAAAGGTGGCATTTAGCCTTTCCAGGAGGTCGTACGTCGCCATGAATTTCCTTAATTAGTTACAACATACTTACGGTATAGCACAGCACGCCGGGTCAGGCCAGCGTGCGGTTATGGTCAGGCAGGTTGGGGAAGGACGATGTTATGGTAGACCGGCCAGCTAAAGCAGAAGCGCGCGCCGCCTGACGGGCTTTCGTCACAGCGAACGGTTCCGCCCATCGCCTGCGCGATGGAATAGACAATCGCCAGCCCCAGGCCGCAGCCGCCGGTAGCGCGATCGCGGCTGGGATCGAGGCGTACAAACGGCTCGAAGACAGTTTCACGCGCTTCCGGGGCGATGCCCGGACCATCGTCGTCAACGGTCAGGCTGGCCTGATTTCCCGGCAAATCTAAACCAATCCGCGGCGTGCTTTCGCTGTAGCGCATGGCGTTATTGAGCAGGTTGTCCAGCACGCGTTCCATCAGGCGCATATCCAGCGCGCCGTAATCACCGGGAGCGATAGCGGTTAGCAGCGTCCGCTGCGGATTTACGCTCTGTACATCATCAATATGCGTCTGCAGCCAGGCGGGCAGGTCCGGCGTGCTGAGATTCAGCTCGTTTTGCGGCCGATCGAGGCGGGCATAGGTTAGCAGCTCCTCGATGAGCGCTTCCAGCTGGCCAATATCGCGATTCAGCGCCTGGTTCTCTGCCTCGGTGAGATTTTCGCTCATCTCCAGGCGGTAGCGCAGACGAACCAGCGGCGTTCGCAGCTCGTGAGCGATCCCGTCGATTAACTGTTTCTTGCTGGCAATTAGCGCATTGATATTATCAGCCATCTGATTGAAGGCCACGCCCAGCCGGTCAAAACTGGAACCGCTGTCGAAGTGAATGCGCTCCGTAAAGTGCCCGTCGCCGAAACGCTGCGCGGCGGATTCCAGCTTTAGCATGTCCTGCCAGTGTGGCCGCATCCAGATGAACACCGGTAAGGCCAGCGAAATGGCAATAAATGCCAGCAGCGCCATGTCCAGCAGGCGCATCTGGAGCAGATAGTAAAGATAGGGAACGGGCCCCACGGCCAGAACGTAGTGGCTGCGCGGGATGCGCTGAATAAAGGTGTATTTTTCGTCCAGCGCCACGATGTCCCCATCACGCAGGCGCTGCATGGTCGGCGGGTCTAAATCGAAATCCTTCATCGGTTCAATGCGCAGATCAAATGACAGGTTAAGATCCAGCTCTTTGAGGGTTCTGGCCCAGTCGTGCGGGGGGATCTCACGCAGCTCGCTGCGCATCAGATAGAGCGAGCTCTTCATCAAATCATCCAGCGACTGTCTGCCCGCGCGTTCGGCGGTAAATTTATAGACCAGCCCAACCAGCATGGTCATTACCAGAAAGCAGACAAACAGCAGGAGATAAAACTGCACAAACAGCTTTTTCATTAAATATCACCGGAAAATCAAGTAATTAACTACTTTGTTTTTACCTTCAGGGGCACTATAGGGGCATTTGCATATCCGCCAAAGCGCTGATTCAAAAATGATACCTGATCGCTATCGAGAGCATTTATCCACGCAGAGTATACATGGAAGACCATCTCTGCATTCTCATGACCCATCTGATTCGCTATAAAAGCAGGATTAGCACCTGCCGACAACATCCAGCACGCGTATGTATGACGCAGCTGATAGGGGCGTCTGCGGCGAATGCCCGATCGTCTTACGGTAATATCCCATAGTGACACAATTGAGCTGACTGAATAGTACGCAGCTTGCTTGCCTTTCTGAGGTCGAGGCATAAACACAAAGTGCAGTTTCTGCGTTTCCGTTTTACCGAACTCCCGGTGGTGAAAAGTGATTGGTACCTTAGGGGCCCTCCCGGTAAGTTCCTTTTGAGCTCGCAAAGCTTCCAGAGCCGGCTCCAGTAACTTTATCGTCCGGTATCCAGCTTCGGTTTTGGGTGGTCCAAACAAGCCTTCCTGAGTTAGATTGCGCGCAATGTTAGCTTCGCCGGAATTAAGATCGATATCCTCCCAGGCAAGAGCGCAAAGCTCCCCGGGCCGAACGCCGGTATAAGCGAAAAATTGCCACATGTTTTTCTGCAGAGCCGGAGCAGTCTCTTTCAACTGCTCAAACTCATGTCTCAGAAGTGGATCTGGTTTTGTTTGCCCTTTGCGAAGCCTTTTTATCCCGACATATGGTTGATATGAAATGACTTTATTTTTAACCGCATAGTCGAGGATTTGTCGCAGGATGGCCAGATAATAATCTACTGTCCTAACGGCGCGGCCGGTTTTATTTCTTCTCTTTTCGGGAGCATAGTTAGTCTCGCCAGTCAGTAATTCCTTTCTCCAGCCCAGAATGTCGCTGTTGGTGATGGATGCAACCAGCGTTTCAGGGCCGATTAGTTTTGTTAACGTTCTTACAGCTATCCCATAGCTTCTTGTGGCATTGGGTGAGAGATCGATTTTATGGTTTTCATACCAGGTTGATGCAAGTTCGGAGAACGTCGTAATATTTTTAGATGCATAAAACTTTGCTGACACCTTTGACTCCGGGAACATGCCCCGGTAGTCAAAAGTGCCCAGTTGAATCTCGCTTACAATTTTGGCCCTTAGATTCCCGGCTTTTTTGAGATTCGAAGCATTTACGAGCCATCCTTTCAAAGTTTCTCGGCATCTAACGCCCTGAAACTTGAAACTAATCCGTATTTTATTGTTGTGGATCTCAACACCCGTTGGCATTACAGCCATTATGCCTCCTTCACAAACCTGTTAATGTTTGGGATGTTGTACCAGACAAGTCCTCGCTCTTCGGAGCTGCTTCCATCCAATGGTATTCTCTTAAAATGAACACCTTCTACCCAGGAGGTTTGGCGATAGCTTTTAATCTGACGATCTGTAAGGCCTGTCTTCTCTTTTAGTTTTGAAGCAACGCCCCATTCTGAATCGTAAATTACCTGCGACATGGTTCACCTCAGGTAACCGGCATTAGTATAGATATGCCGGTCTTTAGTCGTTGATATTTCAGTTTCAGTTTGCCTGGCCGGGCAGGGAACGCAGTCGGCGCATGCCTGTCATTGCTGTGGCCACGTAGCTTGCCTTGCAGTTGACCACTTCAACCCAGACCTTCACGCCTTCCACTCTCACCGTATAGGTCTCTTTCATCTTGCTGCGCCCATAGTCACCATATCTCTGCTGGTGGGCTGCGAGTGCGATTTCACATGCCTGGCGAGCCAAAGGGGATTGCTTACTGCCTCGATTAATCAGTTTCATACAGCACGCTCCGCTTGTTGCGCCTGTGGATTAATCCATAAGCACTCAGTACGAACTTTTGTGCCACGCCCAGCACTGATACAAGCTTCTTTTGTAAACTTCGTCCAACCATTTAACATGTCGTTATACAGATGAGTGTCGTAGCCACTGATCATCACCATTCCAATCATCGCTCTTGCCGCTGAGAGCAACTGCACGTGTTCCTCAAAAGTCATTTCATGTCTGTAATAACGGTTACCCTGCACACGGGTTTCAGGTACATAAGGTGGGTCGATGTAATGCAGTGTGGTTTCAGCGTCATGGGCGTGCATTACTGCCAGAGCATCTTTATTCTCAATAATGACACCCTGGAGGCGCTGACCTACTGCTGCCAAATTTTCCGGATAACGGACCCAAAGATGTGCAGCCGTCGCATATTTCCTTTTGCTGTCACTACGGAAGCCGGAATTCCCACCGATTCCGGCTGCTGAACCGAAGCCCATGCTGGCGCGCACAATCATGCGCCTGGCCCGTTCAATCGGCTCGTCTGTAGCATCTCGGGCTGCGCAAAATTCATCCCGAGAATAAGGTGTTAGCATGCACGCTTCCTGCAGACGTTGGTTCATCTCGACGTCGCGCAGCACGCGAAACAGGTTGACTACCTCGCCATCCAGGTCGTTATAGACTTCTGCATAGCTTCGAGGTTTTCGCAGCAGCACACCGGCTGCGCCGCCGAAAGGTTCTACGTAGCAAACGTGCTGAGGCATCTGAGGGATAATCCATGAAGCTAGACGGAACTTACCGCCGTGGTAGCGAATTGCTGGATGTTTTACAGAGTTCTGATTTTGCATTCCTTATCCGGGAGGTCTGACCCTCCCGCCTCCCATTAGCCAACGTATTCCGGTTTCATATCCGCCAGGGTGATGCTGAACTGACCATGCAGTTCGTCGCCCAGATGGCGTTTCGACGATGTAAGAACGCGCTCTACTTCTGCGAACCGCGCAGCTGCATCGGGATCATCTGAAGGTGGTAAGGAATTGATTGCTGCTTCGACTTTGTTCCGTGCGTCCACCAGGTAATAACGCTTCACGGCCTTGTTTTTCAGCTCAGTGAACAGGGCAGAACCCAGCGTTGTTTTCACAGTTTCAATATCTGCGCGCAGAGCTTTAGCGCTATCCACATCCTGAGCCGCCTCGATGCGGTCACGGAAATCATCAGCAAGTGCATCAATATTTTGAGCTGATTCCTGAGCCGTTTGAGTCGTAGTGACGTTGTCACCTGAAATATCAGCGAGGCTAACGTGCTGCGCCGGTGCGGGATTTACCTCTCGTTCTTCACGGCGATCATCCAGTTCATCCGGGGTATAAACGCCCAGAATCACATCCGGGCAGAATAGTCTCGCCCAGCGTTTGACAGCCAGATATGCCAGCTGCTGGCGCGGGTCGTCAGCCCAGAGGGTAGAATTTCGGGTACGGGCCTGAGCCAGCAGCAAATCGAGTTCCCTTGGCTGATCTTCACCTTTCAGGGTTGCGCGGATAATAATGCCGATCCCGGCTTCGTCAGCCAGGGTCCAGCCCGGGACGCGGTACTCGCCTTTGTCGCCTTTACGGATATTGAATTTTCCAACGACCTTTTCCCATGGCCCGTACCATTCATATTCAAAGCGAGTGGCCAGCACACCGCTGCGTGAAATGACGGCATTAACGAGCTGCGCTTCATATCCGAGCACACCGTTAATCAGGTGCGTCTTCTGCGCCACGGCAAAGGGATTCATCTGCCACTGTGCCGCTTGCATCGCTACAGCCATGCAGTCGGCCTGGTTGCCCTGCAGGTGTTTAGGAACGGTCGCGGTTCCTTGCGCCATGATCTGCGCGAACGTGCTGATGGCGTTCAGATACTGGGAATCGAACAAAGCCACGTTGGAGTTAATAACGGTATTCTGATCAGCAACGGTAACGTTTGTGTTATGCATAAATCCCCCTTAAGCCTGAGCGCGCAGCGCTTCGAGGCGGCGCAGGTCGAAATCGTTCAGTTCATCTGTGTAATCGGTAGTGATCGGCGCTGGCCACTCGCCCGTATCGAAGCCTGTGGCGATGGCGCGCATCGTTTTGCGGTACTCGAGCATGCCCAGTTCCAGTAGTTCGGTGGATGCCTCGATGATGGCGATCCAGTGGTAGTTCTCGTCTTTGTTGACGAAAATCCAGAAGAACTGGTCCAGCGCCGCGGTCTCGCAATACATAGCCGCACTGAGGTGGTAGTCCCGATCAATGATTTCCCGGTGCAGCCTGGCGCGAAGGCTTTCTTGCTTCACATTCCACATGCTGATGGTTTTCAGATCG